TTCCAAAAGATAACGTCCCGAAGGCCGACGCGTGAATAGGTTGCCATAATTTCTCCTCCTCCTTACGCGAAGGTCGCTTCGTAAACGCCGCCAAAGAACGTGGCCGCGTTAGGCGCCCCGTCGGCGTCCGAGTCCACCTTGACGCTCACATAGTTGTCATAGGTGCGCTTGATGGCGGTGATTTCCAGTTTGTCCTGCTGGCGCGTGATGGTGCCGCCCTCCTTGGTGTGGAAGGTCTCGTCCATCGGTTTGGCGCGGCATTTGTAGTACCACACATAGCGGTCCGTGCCGTTGCGTTTGGCTGATTTGAATCCCAGCGCGAAGTAGGGCGGGGTAGCCCCTGAGAGGTACTTGTACGCCCCGGCAGCGTCCTTCGCCGTGGACTGCCCGAACAGCAGTTTTTGCAGTTCGATCGGCACTTCCTTGACCTCCAGGCTGATGGTGATTTCCGGGTCGGGGTACAACACGTCCGACTCGATGTCATCCGCGTACTGGACATCGGGGTCCGCTGTGCCCCGGGAGATTTGCGCGTCGATGGCCTCCAGCGTGGAGGTTGATTCCAGCGTATAAGCCGCCGCCACGGTCGGGGTGTCGGTGTTTGGGTTCAGCCAGGCGATTTTCACATCGCGCAGGCCGATTCGGGATGATGTTGCCATGTTTTACAGTCCTTTCGAATTCATTTGGTCAATGACGACCTGCTTGACAGTGTTCCAGGCTTCGTCTTTTTTCAGGTCAAAGGCGGGTCGGATGAAGGGGTGCGGGTCCGCCGGGCGCGGCCCGCCGTGTCCGTACTCCACATAGGCCGGGTAGTAGTCATCGCCGCTGAAATCGCGCCGGTGGATGCCCACCGTCACCTGGCGGCCGTTTCGCCCGTTCCGCGCTTTCCCAACCTTGATAGCGCTCTTCAATTTTCCGGATTTGACAGGCGCCAACTGCCGCATTTCCCTGGCGATGACCTCCGCCCCTTCCGCCAATGCCGCGTCCACATTGGTGTCGCTGGGAATCATCTTCTCCAGGTCGCTCAGCAACACCTCAGTGCCAGATAATGTAATGGCCATCAAACCACCTCCAGGTAGGAGAAGGTAAACGCGACGTGGTAGTCCCTCAGTTCAGTAGCGGCGTTCGAGGCCTGCCCAACGTCCCGCATCTCGACCTCATCAAAGCCCGCGCCTTCCATGGCCGTCCGCACAGCGTTGGCCACCGTGTAGGGGTCGGTCTCGCTGAACACATCCAGGTACACGAAGTGTTCCCGTTCGTGAAGGGCATCGTCCGCGCTGAGGTCGGGCCGGTTCACCGTCTGGAAGGTGATGTAGGTGGCGGGCGGGTTGGTGTCCCCGGCCCATTTCATCCAGTAAGCAGGCGCCCCCACGCCGGAAAGCGCCGTCACAATCTTTGAGCGTATGTCCATCTCATCACCTCAACGCGCAGGTCAGTTCCACGCGGCCCCTCCCGGAGGCATAGGACCTGACCACGTTGTATTTCGTGCTGTTCCACTCCACCTCGGTTTGCCCCGTGTAATCGTCCGCGTTCACGCTGAACACGATGTCCACACGGATGCCCGCGGCGTTGGCCGCGTAGTACTCGGAGCGTTTGGCGCTCAGTTTGTCCGCCCAAACCGTGGTCTTGGTTTCCGTCAGTACCGGGATGCCCACGTCGTTGACGCTCGTGACGGTATCGACCAGCACCAGTTGTTCGTCCATCCTCATGGCGCGGCCTCCACGGTGTAGTCCTCTCTGCGCCGCATCTCATCACGCTGGGTCATGTAGTCCTGCATGTTCCACAGCGCCTCTTTCTCGTCCTGGGCGAACTTCCATCGAACAAAACTCCGCACTGCGCCCAGCACCAGCACGTCGGTTTCATCGTGCGCCTTGATGGAGAGGACGCCGAGCTGAACCAGATCAGCCCGGCATTCCTCAATTAAGTCGGTCAGTTCTGTGGCGATGTCCGAGGCGGTCGACACGACGCGCACCGCCCGCTTGATTTTGGCCAGGTAATTCACGCCAACCGCCATCGGTCACTCCTCCTTAGATGAACAGCAACAGCTGAAGCGGCTTCGCGCCGTCCAGGTTGCCGTTGGGGTCGTAGATGTTCTTGGAGAGTTCGTCCGCGTCCACCGTGAAGGTGCCGGCGGTTCCAATCTCCACCACGCCGTTGAACTTCTCCAGCGCGAAGGGCGCGGCCGCCAGTTTCAGCGGCAGGCCAATGGCCTCCGTCCAGCCCGCGTCCCAGGTGATGCTGCCGTCGTCCTTGGGGTAGGTGACGCTGGTGACGGTCTTGAACGCTTTGGCGCTGGTCACAGCCGCCGTGGTGCTGGTCGCCACCGTGTCGGTGATGGGGTTGTCGTCGATGTCTGTGCCGGCCACCAAGATGTTGCCCGCGTCAGCCTCTGCCGATGGGGTGAAGCTGAGTTTCCTCGCCTGAGGCGGCTGGGCCAGCATGGTGGAATAGGTCTTCGCGTCATCGGAGTCGGTGGCCGAATCGTTCAGCAGGCCGTCCGCGTCCGCGTCAGCCGCCTCCGCGGCGGTCAGGTTCAGCGCGAGCACCGGCCTCAACTCATCCAAGAGCAGGCCGGACACGTCGCAGGTTGCTTTTCCGGGATAGCGTCCCATTGTTCTACCTCCTTACGCCTGGATGTTGGAAGCAATCTTCACGATGCAGCCCGCGGCGGCGGGAGCGCAGTCAAACACGGCCCAGCCCAGGAAGTCCCAGGCGTTGTAGGCCAGGTTGCGCTGCTTCTCTACCTGGATGTTGCTGGACAGGTTGCCGACCATGCCGCGCTTGAAGTCACCAAAGAAGATGGTGCCGTCGGCCACATAGTTGGAGAACACGACCGGGTAGCCCCTGACGTAGAAGTTGCGGCCATCGCGCTCCACGACCGGCAGGTTGTTCACGTCTTCCAGGTTGACCACGTTGTTGTAGAAGGTCTTTTTGCTCATCACAAACTTGCTGTCGCGGTCGTACTTCGCCGGCAGCAGGCCAATCGCGGCGTCCAGGTCGTCCACAGCCAGCGCATCGTTGGAGTTACCACCGGTCCAGTCCACGCCGGTGCCGTTGGACACGTCCCATGTGTCGACGTACTTCTCGATGCCCTTGGGACCGCCGGAACCGTCTCCGTTGACGATGAGGTCCTCAATCTTGTTGCCGATGGCGTCAGCCAGTTTGCGGGTCAGCCAGTCCTCAAACGCGGACACAGCCTGCTGGGCCAGGTCAGCACCCAGGCGGATGAAGGCGTTCATGTTGTAGCCGGCCAGGATCACCTGGCGCAGCACGGCGGTGGATTCGGTCACAGCGCCGCCAGCAGCCTCAACTTTGGCTCCGGGTGCGGTCACTTCCACAGCGATGTTGATGCTTCCGGGCATCCTGAACAGTTCAATTTCGTTGAGCAGCGGGACGGTGTCCACCAGGATTTCCACGACCTTATTGGCGGTCGCTTCGGGCAGCGCGGAGGTGCCGCCGGTCAGGGCGCGCTTCTCCACCTCGTTGAGCTCCTTGCCCTGCAGGTTCTTCAGCCACGCGCTGCGGTATTCCTCGCTGGAACGGTCCAGCATCTTTTCAACTTCCATTTTCTTTTCTTCCTTCCTTGCCTCAATGATTTTTTCGGGCGCCTTGCCCTCGTTCAGTTCCAGCGCGGTCTTTTTGCGCTGCTCCAGGTCAACCAGTTCGGCCTTGCGGGTGAGCAGGCCCTTCTTCTCCTCTGCGGCCTTCTCCACCGCTTCGGCTTCGGTCGCCTCGCGGACTTCCACGTCCAGCGCGGCCAGCCTCTCCTCCACCTGCTGGAGGTTCATTTCATCCAAATTCATCTAACTCGCTCCTAAAAAGTCGTATTTGGCTTTCGCCAGTTCCAGCGCCCTGCGCATCTCCATGCGCTCTTTTTCAGCCTCCGCCTCAAAGAACGAGCGTGATTGTTTGACGTAGGTGTCCGAATACGCCGGGAGCGACACGATGGCCAAGTCAAAGAGCCTTGCAATGCTCTTGATGGTCCGCGTCCGCGTCCGCTTGTCGTATGCGTCGCCGCCGTCTGATATAGTAAAAGCGAACGAGCATTGGAGCGCGTCCTGCTTCACTAACTCATAGCAGTCCCGGCCGAAACTGGTGTTGAACAGCTCAGCCCGGAAATACAGGCCGTCCTCTTTGACGAACAACTGTAGGCTGCCCCCGCGCACCCTCGCCAAAATCGGGGTGCTGTCATCGTGGTTGTACTTCAGGCAGGCGTCCTTCATGTCGCAGTTATCAAACGCCGTCCGCGCCACCTGCTCGAAATACTTCACGCCATCAATCTCATAAAGCACGGTTGGGCTGTCGAACGACACCGCCTTGCCCTCGATGACCATCTTTTCGTCCGCGTTGACGGCCACCAGTTCCGCGACGCTTCTAAACTGCTTTTCCAACTCTCTCACCTTCTTTCAGGTATTCCCAATGGTATCCGGCTGCTGTTGGGCGAACGCCTCTGCAAGCATTGCTTATTGCGGTAACAGAAACGCCACACTCTCGTGCGGCGTAACTTATGGCTTCATACTCTGCCCCTGTTTCCCTACATCGTATTCGCCTCTTGTTCTGCTCTGCCATTTCACATATTCCGCGCTTTTTGTTCCTAATTGTCGCGGCAACGCTTTGCCTTGCCCGGGTTTCCTCTGACGCTTTCGCCCCAAGTCTGGTTGGCGGTCGGCCTTTTAGTTTTTCACGCATTAGTCGCTTGGTTTCTTCAGAATGCTTGCCAATACATTCGCCGCCGCTTGTGATGTTATATCCACGCTCTCTATCGTTAGAAGAAAACCACGCAATCAAATGTCGCTCAACGCTCTCAGCTGATTCCTTGTCAAGGTCTCTGTAAAGAACAATGTGATCAAACGTGCTCCATCCGTACTTTTTGATTGCTTTCGTGAAGTGCGCGTTGCGTCTATATCCCAATCCGTTTTGCCAGCGTTTTTCTGGCTCAATCCCGGTAATTCCAACGTATTTTTTGCCGCTCGGAGAAACATGAAGGTAGACACAATAACTCACGGTTCCGCGTCCCCCTTCTCCGGCTCCTCGGCCTGCCCTTCGTTGATTTTCGGGTTCTGCCAATACAGCGGCTCATCGCCCCACGGCACCGCGGGCAGGTTCATCACCTGCCGCCACTCGTTCGGGGTCAACGCCATGCGGTCCACCATCTGCACCAGCTTGAGCTTGTTCTCCATGCTCATGTACTGCATCCGGCTGGATTCAAAAATCACCTCGTTGCCAAAGCTCCGCTGCCGGTCGGTGTATATCTTGTAGGTGAGCTCCAACCCCAGCGCCACCAGGAACGGCTCAATCGCGGAATCATAGAACGATTCCCAGGCGTCCCCGAACAGCTTGCCCTGAATCGCTTCCTCGCTCACGCCGAAGTAGCGGTAGATGTTCTCTCGCAGCTGCCCGACGTGCTCATAGGTCGCTATCTCCGGCTTCACGTCCACAGCCTTGAAGTCGACCGTGCTGTCCAGCATCGCGATACCGCTGCTGTTCTCCAGGCTCAGGTAGTCCGCCACGAAGCGGTCCTTCTGCCGCTTGATGTCATCATCGCTGAGCATCGCCTTGGTCGACTTGAGGATGCCGCGCAGGTTCGCGGTGCTCTTGATGGCGTTGGCCATGCCCTGGCCTGTGGTGTCAAGCAGCTGCAGGCTGGTCGTGATGGCGTGGTTAGAATCGCCAAATATATCGGATTCGTTGTAGTGCTTCCGCAGCACCAGCAGGTCGTCCCACCCGGCTGTCAGTTTCTGGCCGCCCGCGAACTGAAATCGGATGTACAGCCTGCCGCCGTTTTCCACAGCCTCCGCCG